CGGTCCTGGATAACTCCAAGATAGGGAACCTAGGGTTCCCTATTTTAGTTCTACCATTCACCCAAACGGGCTATATCCTCAGTGAGGAAGCGGTACAGGCATGACAGGATCACAGCTACCTGACATGGTTTCAGATAGAGAGAAGGTTAACCACCTTCTCAAAATCAGATTTTCCCGAAGTAGACCCAAACGAGTCCAAAACTTCAAGAAGCGCCGAATTACTGGTGTCCATGTTATCACCGTAAAACGTGCTTATTACACCTGAGTTCTCAAACACAACGAATGTGTCTTTGAAACTCCACAACTCGTCAGTATCACCTTTTCTAGTGAAACCGACTGCTAACACGGTCGTCAGCCCCTCGAGACAGTTACAAACACTGCTCAAGAAAGTTGTGAGAGCGGGTACCGTTAAACAACAGTAATCGCTCGCAGGAGTTTTATTCATATTAGATACACTACTACTGCCAGGATATTTTCGCTTGAAAAAATCCATGACAGAATCTACGTCTAGGAACTTTATAAAATTCCCGTTATTAGTAGCTACTACATTACCTAAATTATCCAAGAAACTAAACAGTTCCCGGTATTTATTCCTATCGCTATTATTCCCTATGCTAAATTTATCATAAAAGAAAGATAAACGCTCGGCCGGCAAAACTGCCGCGAACACCCCAGCGTTCCGCATGTAGAACAGTTCATCACAAGTGGATGGAATATCTTCCTTCACTTTAGACAAACACAGCGTAACCTCCATATTTTCAAACGAAAATGTAAGAAGTCACTGACCTCATTTCCTGTTACCCAAGAAAATTTCTGGGGCCACCTTCGTATCCTCGTACAGATTGTGGGTAATCTTGCTTCCATTTGACGGTTTGTTGATCGCCACCATCTTACCTAATTCAGCTGCAAGGGACGCATCGTAACCGAATAGCCTAGCATCAACGTGCAAACAATCCGGAGAATATGGGTAATAGTTCGGCGGCACACCGTGTGAAGCACATATCTTCGTATTCACCTCCAGTTTACCTGAGGATATCCCTTGCACAATTGCAGCGGTGAAGGCTCTCCCAAATTGTCTCGGGGTGTCCTCGTAACCGAAAGACCCTATAGAGTTGTCTAAGGCTGTCTTTATCTCATCATGAGCCACAGTGACCTCCTTCCCGTCGTATTTTCCGGTTATGGTTCTGTTGGAAGCGCTCGAAACCTTGGGCGATGTCGAGTGTGTTATGAAGTCCTGAAAGGTCTGCATCAGAAACTGTATTTGATGTTTGTCACTCTCAGATATTCCCTTTGCCTTCCCCAGATTCCAGATGGCCTTCGCCCCAAGCACTTTGTGCTTACCCGAAACAACGCCGGGTATAGTCACATTGAATAGGCGTGGAATTTCTACCTTCGATATGTCCAACACGCCATTCGCACTGTTTATCAGAGCTTCGAAGGTGTCCACAGTCGTACGCCCTTGAACCACAGGAAGAGATTCTATCTCCTCTAGGTCCTTTCTCTCTTTTTCCTCTCTCGCCTTCCTGTTAGCTTCACTCTCAGTTGATGGTTGTGGTGTGGGAACACCAGTAACCGCGGGGAGTTCGGTACCAGACATCTTACTAAGATTAAAACAAATGTTGGCAAAGCAAATTATATACAAACCTATGAGTACTCACAGAGCGTTCCCAATTCAACCCAACAACCGTTTTACCATGCTTCTCTCTACCCCGCCGATACCAGCAGAGTCGATAAGGTAATCAACAGGGTTTCCTTGCCTCGCACCCAAGAGAAAACCTCTAACCGGAGTATTTTTAGACCTGAACCGAGCCAGCAACTGAGTCTGAAATTTCAACTCATTAACCGACAGCAATTTTGGATCGACGTAACCGACGAAATCAAAATTCATATGTGCTGGGACGTCTTGCAAGTCCTTCCACTTAGCAAATGAACCACCCGTGCTCTTCAACAACATGTAGGCTACATCTGCTAGTGGAGCACACCAAGCCCTCTCTATCTCCGGAATAGTGTTTTGATACTTAGAGAACACTTCATCCACCCCAGTGAAGTCCACCTTCTTTACCTCGCTTTTGATCAAGTAATCCAGCTTCACAGGCAAATTCACAAACCTCAGGGCATTGGTCCTGTAATGAATATACCTCTGAAGCAACATCAGTACCGCCTGAGTGTAGGTCACGTCAAGCGTTAGGTTCTTGTTCAATAAAGCACCCACCAACTTGCGCGTCAATTCAGAATACTCTTTGACCGAAAACCTCGACCCTATTTTCATCAGCAACCCACCAACAGTGTTCTTTTGGAAACGGGGAGCCACCACCTTCGCGTCACCTCTGAAAACTTCTCCCTCCAGTAATGAGCCTTTGCTGAGAGCTGTGTCTAAATCCAGAACTCCCTGCATGGGTATCAAACCTTCCAACATCTTCCTTGGCTGCGCCTGCACGTACACTAAACCTTCAATTCTGTCTTCGAAGGAGTCCGCTTGAAAAGGGTACTTCTTTATACAGCTCAAAATGGCCCATTGCACACCTGGAAGCTTCAAAGCATCGGTAATTATCCTCTCATCAAACATGAAAAAGGCCACCGCCTCTATCTCTTTCGCCTTGGTTTTAAAGAAAACCCCTTCGACAGGATCGCCCAGCTTATTCTTTCCCCGCAAATTCAGAGTTGCCAACTTCCGCTCATTTAAAGTAACGTCAGAACCAACGTCCAACAACACGTTGCCTTTTCTTACGGCAGCGATCGGCAGCGACTTTACACCCATGACTTCATCCTCTGTCGGTAACCTACCCAAGTAGTTTCCGATACTGAATATTAAGTCCTCAGTGTGTTTCGTGGGTTTACCGAATTCCTCCGCCCTCTTCTTTGCATCAGACCTCGACACTTTATACGGAAAACTCGATGTCTCGGTAACGGGTTTGCCCACTCTACTCAGCTTGTCTGTAAACACAGACTTCGGAGTAGCCACAGCAGCAGTTATCTCGCTAGCCAGCGGGTAGTACATGTGTGCCAACAAGTTTTTAGAAACTATGAAGTTAGCCAACAAGTGACGACCCCAACCTTCAGAATCCGGCCAAGCACCAACAGCACCGGAAACACCATTATACCAAGTGTTGCACGAATAATTACCTAAAGAAAAACTACCAGAAATTCTTGAAAAATTCATATTCAAAAATTCTAAGACTTCATCGGCAAACGAAACAACGTCGTTTTTCCCTGTGAATGTTCTCAACAGATTCAGAAAATTTTCATCAGTCTTAGAAACGCTGACATAGGTGCTAGTCGCAGATAAGGCCATATCTGGAGTACACCTCCTTTCTGGAACCCAAGTCTTTACTAGAAAGAGAAGGTTCACCCAAGATCTTAGAATAAAACAATTTAATGTCATTAACCTCAGGTTTGATCCTCCTATCGTCAGAACTCAGAAACACTTCAGAGTATTCTGCGTCTAGGGGTTTCTCCGGTACGACCAAATTTGTCAGCAGCACACCATTCATGGTTACATCCAGCCTCCCATCCTCAGACACCTTAAACTCGCTAACGTAAGTTTTTCCTCCCGGGAATTGTGAAGTCTTCAGAGATGCCGAATACGTCCTTGCATTCTCATTTATGAAAGATGATTCTCCCTCGTGCAGTACAACACCTGTATCGTAAGTCGGCATCTTGAAATTCGTCGCAACCGTGGACGGTATCGGGTGACCCTTCGGAAACACAGTTACCGCCCTCAACGGCAGTCTCTCATCTGACAGACTGTTCGAAACACAGTCTATCAGTCTATACTTGGACGTTCCAGCGAACGTTTGGGCATAAATGGCGGCCCCGATAGCCACTGCTGCTCTGTAAGTTTCTCTGTCAAACAACACTTTAGAAACACTTCCAAGGCTAGCTACAGAATTTCTCACACCTGGCAGCACGGACGAACCGCCTATCAACACGGCTACGCAGTTTTTGACTTCATTCTTAACCAACAACCTTTCGATTATTGCTCTCGCCCTATCAACGAAAGGTCGACAGAGGTCTCTGAATTGTTCAGTTGTTAGGTTCAATGTTTTCACCTCACCAGACTTAGTCAGTACCCACATAGCAGAAGAAGATGGGTTATCAACCATATCTATTTTCAATGCCTCCATGGAAAAAGGGTCCAACGAACTCTCGCTGACGCCCAATTTATTAACAACGAAATCCAGAAGCGCGTTGTCAACGTCTCTACCACCAAGGTAGTTGTCACCGAGCGAATCCACCACACATACGTACGACGACCCAACGGCCATCAACGAAGCGTCAAATGTTCCCCCACCTAAGTCATAAACCACCATGTACTCCATTGAGCTTTTGTCGACAGTGACGAAAGCACTCAACCCAGCAGCAGTCGGCTCATTCACAACAGCCTGAACCATCACTTTCGCCAGAGTGCAGCCCTGAAAGATGAAATTTCGCATGTAAGAGCTGTATTCAGCTGGCACAGAACAAACGGACAGAGTGATGGCGCTCCCGGTCATTGAAACCGCCATTTTCGCCAAGGCTGACACGAACATACAGGTCAGAGCTATGACACTCCTAGCCTTTCCTTTCTCCCCAGAGGTGGGTCCAATGTAAGCCGACCAGTTTTTCACTATCACCTCGAACTTAGGTTGCAGCTTGTTCTTATAACTCTCGGCATTGAATTTGTTCATACCAAAATACCTTTTTATATCTCGGTATACCAATAAGTCCGGTTCTAACAGAGCTCCCAGGCCTATCGTGTAAGTTCCATCTTTTCTGATACCAACCACAGTCGGTATATAGATTGTGTCGCTCTCGGGAACGCAACCTTCAACGTCTCTACCAGCTGAAAAACATAGCGTCGAAAAGGTCGTCCCGAAATCAATCCCAACCTCCATAATTAAGATGGTGGTGCCGGACCTCTCGCTGCGTTGTAGAACACTTTTTGAACAACCAACGCTAATACCGCGAAGAACAAGATGATCAATATAAAAGCGCAGATTTGAAAAACCCAGTTAAACTGTGAGAACAGATCCAACATTTATTTCACTCTCTCAAAAACACCGGTTGAAGAACTCGGATTATACAAAGAAAACCACAATCTCTTGAACTGTTCTGGATTGCTCCGTAATGAATTGACTGCACAGAAAGCAGCGTATGCATTGTTGGACCTGGAATACTTCAAGGCGAATTGATCAACCAAGTTCTCAAGCACAGTGTTATTACTGAAAGCTTTCGTAACATCGAAGAATGATCTCCAATTCTCCTTCAAAATTTTATCTGAGGGCGGTCTTTCTTTGCCAAGCTTCACGAATAGCTTCAATGGATCCGGCACCACATGAGTTTTCAGCCCGTCGGTAACCAAAAATTTTCCGCAGAAGTACATTGACGCTGAGTCAAAGAATTTGACGTCGAAATCAAACTTTGTCTCATATACACTGAAGTCTATATTTGGTTTGTTTCTGTATACAAGGAGAGAGTCATCTCCGGCAAAACAACATGCGGAAAACTTTTCGGGATCTGTACTCTGCGCCAGCAAGCACATATTGATGATCGTATTGCCAATCCATGTATTCGCGGCGCCTGTTCTCCTCTGAGCAAAGACTTCAGCAGAAAAGCTTTTGGAACCGGTTGTAGCCCTCCCATAAAATTCGGAGGCTGCCCAAGTATCAAGTATGGTTTGGTCAAGACCAAGTCTCCTGTACACTTCCAGCTCTATGGCTTTTGTGAAAGTGTTCTGAGATTTGTCATACTTGGATATGTCAACTTCATCACACTTGAAGTTGCTTAAACACTCACCTCCCAAAGCCGAGTCTAGAGAAGCCGCAAAATCTTCGAACGACAGCCCATTAAACAATATAATGTTCGGAAGACATATACACCGCAACCTGTTAACTAACTCACAAAACACACTAGAGAAGTGTGCGCAAGTCAATCTGTCGTGAAAGACAATGTTTTGGCCTGGAGCAAATTCTTCCAAAGCTTCCGAATCTCCCTTGAACTTAACATCCGGCTTGACCATGAGTTTAAACCTGTTCAGATTGTTCCCCAAAATGTCCGGGTTAATGAGCTCTTTATCCAGACCTCCCTTACCCAAAGGAGTCCTAGACGAGTACCAGTCACTCAAATCTTTAGAGTTCACTGTTACTTTACTGCTCATAAGCTTTTCCGCCTTTGCCGCATCAGTGTAGGAGTTGAAAAATTGATCTACAATAAGAGAAACTTCTTCTGTCACATCGGGATGCCAACACTTCGATTCTCCACAGAAATTCCTCTTCTCATAAGCGAGAATGTTAGATTTCAGAGTGTTTTGTCTCTTCGTCATGACATGGGACCTCACACGAGGTATATTTTTATAGAAAACAGGTGCCTTGATTGTTATGTCGTTGTCCGAAAATGTGAAATCTGAGATATTCGTTATGAAATCGGAGGTTTGAAACCCCTCTTCACAGTGAACGAAACTCAAAGACCCCACACCCGGTATCACATCATCCAACAATCCTTGAATCGCTTCAAAATGGCTTCTGGGTGGTCTAGAACCTCCAAAGCCCAAAGCACCTTCATTCAAACCAGTCATGACGTAAACGCTAAACATGACTCTGAACCACGAAAGATTTCGCGACAGACGACTCCAACTTTTCTATCATTTTACAGTCAGCGCCTATCCCCTTAGACATCTTGCTAGGTAAGCAAACAAATTGTAGAGAAACTGTGTGCGTAGTCAGTGCCACCAACCTGTGAGGGAAAGAACTAAAGACAGCGTCATCTGCTGCCTTAGTCCTGACCAGAACCACTCTGCCGTAAGTCTCTCCTTGACTCTCAGCAACGGTGCCTATCAGCGCATCGGCTTGCGCCTTTCCGCCGAAACCGGCGGTCTGAAACTTCGAAATCAGATCGTTCTTCTCCATTTGAGTGAAAGTCATTACTCTATCAGCAGATTTAAAGAAATCCAATTGATCTGGCGAGAAAGGCTTTATTGATACACTTTTAAGAGGCCTCTTGTCCTTGACTGTTGTCACCTTCCCGGAGTAAAGCCTGCCGCCCGGTTTCATATAATCGACTGTTGACATCCAGTAGCAGATATCAGCGGGACATCTGTAGGTCAGCAGCTTTTCTGAGTACTCGCCGGATGATGTTTTCAGCATGCCCATTGTGTCTCTGAAGATAGGATTTCTGTTTATAAACGGTACCTGTCTTCTGTCTCCATAGAAATAAAGCGAGGACGGATTCGTCACAGCTGCTATCAGAATACATAGACCTGCATGAGACATATAGCACTCATCTATCATGACAGATTCTATATCTTGATCTGAGAACTTACCCCCAGAGAAGATAAATGAATCAACAGTCATCACAACGACTCTCTTATTACAAATTTCTGCATCCCAGTATTCAGTAAGAGTTTCGGCAGCATTTCTACTTGATGTCAACACTAACATCAAACCATGAGAGTGCTTATTTTCGGCATGACTTTTCATTAACTGTTTTATCTCATGCGTCTTTCCCGCACCAGGAACAGCATTTATGAATTTACAGCCAACTATCCCTCTCTCTATGTCAGCCGACGAAAGTATAGACAACATCTTAAACATGCCTATACACCTTTTCAAAGGGAAAGACATATTAGCAGGAGATAAGTACAACACCGCGTCAGCTGTTCGCAACATCTTGTCATTGCTGAATACCAATTCCTTACCGGTTATTGACCCGTACAGTGAGTTTATACCATCGGAGAGTAACATCTCCGGGTTTTTACAAACTTTCACCCTGTCTAGGTCAGGTATACTGGAACAGTACACCTCACGCTTCTTCCCAACTAGAATTTCCGGTTGGTTCAAAGCCTTATGTAACACCGACACTTCTTTATGTAGCTCGTGAAGATTGTACAAATATGCTTCGATCACAGCACCTACATTTCCAGAGTTGGTGACGTAATGTTTCATGTTTTTGTACGCCTCAATTTTGAGGAAATCTTCAAAACCGGATATCTCCACTCCTGTTGAGTTGGAACACAAACTCAACATAGAACACGACTTCGACTTAACAGTCGATGACATAAGCAGCGATGTTTGCGGTCTCAGAGACAGTGATTTTCCTTCAGAAGATGGCTTTACTGCCTTCTTTACATGTTCAGCTCCAAAAGAACCGTCTCCATCTCTCACAACCAACGCTAATTCGTGGTTAAGTGGGTTTAAGGACTTTATCACCTCTGTGGATCTGAAAGTCATGCTTACTCTCACAGTTGCACAAGCAACAGAATGTTGGTGAGACACCTGAAATCCAAACGGCATCATAAACCAACATGGTTCCTTCATTGGAAGTTTCCCTGAGCCATCATAACACCTTATTGAGAACATTCCTTCTCCAGAGACATGAATTGTCAAAATTGGATTGTTCTTTGGGTATACTGCCTCATTATCTTTATGGTACGGTATGCCGGCACCGGCAACGTACCTCTGAATCAGACAATGATTGAAGGTTGCTGGATTCAAACCAGTGTTTACAATGTATTTGTTTAACACATTTGGCCAACCTCTTGAATTGTGAGAACCCCCAACATAGCTGTAAGGATCTCCATTTCTGCTGCAAAACCAAGCTTCACGCCCGTTCAATTTATCTCCACCGATTAACGGAAGTGGAGCTGGCACGGTAAACGGTCTGACACTAATGTCTATTCCACAACTGCATGTGAGATGACTTTCCTCACACGACACTTCCTCGATAGATTTTTCTGATGAGTCTGAGGTAGTATCTGTCTCACACATCGGCTCCTCCACGAATACAGTCTCATGATCCGATTCGGAACCTTCAGAGTCGGTTTCAGAAATCGACTCTGACTTTGCCATCATCTTCTCTTTCCCTTTATCTTCTGCACCGAAGATTTCAGAATTGAAATTCTCAACTAATAAGTCGATCTCAGCCTCAGATAGTTGTGAGACATCAGCCTTCACACTGGCATCGCCCATTTTCTCTTCTTCTGCACCAGATAAAACCTCATCAACAGTAGCCTCAAGATTTTCCTCAGAAAATACAGCGCTTCTTTCCTCATCCAACTTAATATAAGATGGAGTTGGCGTTTTTGTCGGCTCAGTTTGAGTAGCAGGCTCCTCTGTATCGCAAGCCTCTGAAACTTTCACCACATGCTCCGGCTTCTTTTCCTTTTCCTTTGGGGTAACATCAGCCTTGGTTTCGCTTATGCACTCATCATTGATCACAACACCGCAACCACCAGCGGATTGTTTTGAACTTTCTTTTCCCCGTTTAACGGCCTTAGCAACTTTGGGTTTTACTGTTTCGGGCCTTTTTGAGCCTGACGATTCTCCGACTTCAAAATTCACTGGCTTCCTCCCCAATTTAGAATTCTTTAAATCTTTGATGTTTAATCTGAAGTTGTTTATCACCTCTTCAACATCAGAATTAATCTCAAAAGAGGAAAGCTTCGGATCCACATCGGCAACGTCTTTGACGGTGGGCTCGTCTACCACTCTCTTCTGCAGAGCGAAGACTGAAGACATTATGTCCATATTCCTCTGAAGCAAGAGAAAGTTGCTCAGCACCTCCACTTTGTTCAGAACGGTGGGCTCTCTGTAAGTTTTGTAAGCACAATTCAGGATGTTCGAAAACATCATCCCTATGCATACCTCCTTACATTCTTCGACCGGCATCATCAAGAAGCTTAGCCTGGCCAAATTCTTCATCATTGCCCCCAAAATAATAGAGCATATAAAGACCGGCCTCTTCACTTTTATAGATTCGATAAAGCATATTGCCCTGTTACTGAAGCCCAACAGCTTCTCTCTTACTGTCTTTGATGCCAAAAGTGTTATCAATGCGGCAGTTGCTAGTGGAAATAAAGGCAAACCCTTTAATTCACTTAGGACTTTGTTCAGGATTAGTCTGGCGGTAGACGATTCGTTCAACCACCCCTTTGGAGGCTTCAAACCCATATATTTCAGACCGCATGCTATCCTAGCTTTTAACCCGCTTATGATGTTGTCAGACACATTGTTCTTCCAGTCTGTTATGTTCTCCACCACACAAGTTTTGGTGTCCACGAACACATTAAAGAGCCGCCCAAAAAAGGACAAGTCTATAAACCTGACCAGACTTTCCAAGAAACCTCCGAACAAGTTTTTAACAACATCTGCCCCTTGCTTGAGAGGTGATTCCTTCTTCTTCTCTGAAGTGAAGAAATTTCCAGGATTGAACAATAGTGGAGTCGCCACCGTCTTCAGCGCTCTGAAAATGATCTTAAAAACCCCAATAATGGCGCGCATCATTCTCGAGTTTCTGCAGGCTAGGTCAAGCTTTCGTATTATCCTCCAGATTTCAGCGAGGATAGACGAACCAGTCTTTTTCGAAGCCTTCTTCGGCAGAATGAAATCGTACCAATTCCCTCCGCCACCTTTCAGGGCACCCTTCTTCTTTAGTTTCTCCTGTATCTCTCCTCTGACTTGCTTCCTGGATGTCGGAGTTGGAACCTCGTCTTCTTCCTCCACTATCTCCTCCTCTTCCTCTATCTCGGGCTTTGGAGCGGACAACAGCGTCAATTCCTTGACGGCGCTCAAAACGTCAGCCAACACTTCGTTCTTTAGTTGACGACTCCCTGCCTGATTGGAAGTCTCCGTCGTGACAACGTCCGCACAGTCAACTATTAGAGCCGGCTCATCTAATAGTTCATCAAATTTTGCATTGAGCTTCTTTGGCAATAGTTTTTTAATGAAAGAAATGAGACCCAAGATTAACTTCCTCGGTATAGACAGAATGCTTCCCAAAAGTTTGCTGAAGAATCCTGCATTCGCTCTTTTGGTTTGCTCAATGGCCCTCCTTCTCCTCTTCACTGCCTCATTCAAGAATGTTCCTGGCAGCTCAACTATTACGTCGTTGGAAATGTCCACTTTGTTGTGCACGATCTTAGAACCCACAATCATCATTGTGGTCTGTGATCTGATGTTAGACAAGACGTACTCGTACGTTCTGTCATCAAGAGAATTGCACACATTGGCGGAATAACTGAGGACTCTCCTAACGAAGTCCCTATCCATCACCAACTTCAGATTGACGATCTGATTATCGTCCAACAGTCTTTGAACGATTACTTCTGATTTATTTTTCAACCAGGCATCAAAGCATCTTGTCCCCGCTCTTGTATTAGAATTTGTGGACAGTGCTACTTGGAAATCCATGTAAGGTCCGTTCTGATTGAGAAGCTCCACTGAATAGACCAAACCAGACTCTGATCTGAGTGAGCTAGTTGTTACGAATGATAAGACATTGTTCAGATCATGAGTATAGCTGTCTGATGTGTTTGCTATACTGTATTTGAGAACACGTCCATTGCGGGTCACCACCACATTGGTGGCCGGATGAACAACAATGCCATCACGGCTAATCAGTTCTGGTGGAAACATGAAACAGCACCTGGCTATTAGCGCTCCCTCCTTTTCCATCGCTTTCACGAGCGAGAAAACAGACAGGTCGTAGACATCCACCATGATTACTGCAGTGGATCTCACTGAACAATTTGGAACAGTGTTGTGACAGAATGTTATGTTGTGCAGTGTTTGTAGCCTTTTTGCTACCATGTTTGCGTCCTCCATTTTGTGCTCAAGGCTATTGAAGAGTGCAATGGCGCTCCTGGTCTGTCTAGCAGCATCCTTCATGTCTAGTAGTGGTAGACACACATGAGTGTTAGAGCAGTCTGAAAATACTGCGGCTGACAGGTTACCGCCTATATCAGACACGGATACACCTCTGAAGGCCTTGTGGTACATTTTGTTAAAGCACTCCCTCATAGCATTCAGCAAGCTATGGGGGCTTCTGGGAGCCGTACCGTTGCCTAAGTATGGTAGACCGAAATAACCTTTCAGCAACTCAAACTCCTCAGCAGTGAGATGTTGAGATACAGACAGTTTCTCCATTCGCGATGAATTCAACGAGTGAGTTAGCGCTTTGTCAAACAGACTGTCTATGCTGTTTTGGAAATTCGATGTTTCCTTAAGCACTGTCCTCCCAAGGACGCTATCGATAGCAGTCCTAAGCAGAGGGTCGGATTCACAATCCTCCCAAGTTGTTATCTCGGAGCTCTCAGTTTGGGGTTCAGCCCCTACCCAGACATTAGGAAACTTTGTGTGCCTCCTTCCTTTCGGGTCATAATGATAGTACTTGCCCGATTTCACAATTGGCACAGGACCAAATTTATCATACAGAGCGAATAATCTCACTAACCCTCCTGTCGGGTACTGAGAGACTGGTATATCGGAAGAGGTGTAGAGCGGTAGCCAGCAAAAACCCCTATCCCCTCTAAAATTTCTGTTCTTAACAGGGTCGAAAACAGTGACATGCTTCAAAGAACTTTTCCCTTTGGCCCAGTCGTTAGATGCAAACTCGGCTAGGGTTGGGAAACGGGACTTCAAGAAGCATTTGGAGGTTTTAGAGTCTCCCATTGACAAGTACATATTTTTGTTGCTTCCTGCAACTCTCCCATAGAACCAAATCGGTTCATTGACAACTACTTGACCCACGTAGTAACCCACGGGATTGAAAAAATGAATCTTTCCCTTGTTGCCTATCAGGAAAAGATGGTGCATTGCTTTCAGAGAATCACCCACAATACGAGACTTGACATAAGAAACAGCAACATCATTGGCGTTATGGTTCAGATTGTCAAGCAAGTCACACAGACGTTCTTGCATCCTCAAAGACAGTTTAGAGGGAAAAATTTTTTGTTTCCTGACATCAGCCACAGACTTCACAGCCTGAAGATTGATTTCAGTTTTGTCAGGAACTGGGATATCACTCCCCTTTCTAAGTTGCCCCCAGTTTCTGTGTCTGAGGTTTGTGTTGACCGCAGGTGTAACACCAGAGTATTCGGCAACCTGTACTCCAGAGTTTCCGACATTGGCCTGAACAGGCTTGGTTCTGGAATTTGTGTTGGATGGTCGCACTGCTGTCTTAACCTCAGGTTTGGTCCCAGAGGTGGAAGCTTTTGATTTTTGTGGTGCGGGCACTTTGGCCGCTTCTGACAGGGAAATTGTTCCGAAACGGAATAATTTCTTTTGCCCATCTTCAGGCTGTTTTGGCGGAGATTTGGGTGGGGAAACGACGTTGTGCTTTGCAGCTTCCGCTAAATCGGTGAAGGATGTATATACTTTTGGCGGTGGGAACACAGGCCCAGAAGAAAGTGAGCTGTGGTATGAACAGGAAGAAGCTGAAGAGCTTCTTGGACTCACAGACGTTGGTGAGCCTTTCCTAGAGGTGGACTTGGTGACTGGAAGTTTGCTCGTGTAATTGAGCACATGACCGGTGGATCTGAAGATTGCAGCCAATTCCTTGTTGGAAGGTTGACGGGGCTTGTTGACGTCTACCCTTCCTTTCCCTTTCAACGCTGCTTTGCCTTCAGCAGTCAAGTTGGAAAACTTTGCTGAAGGACCTTGAGCCCTTTCTTGTTCGGTCTTGATGATTCTATTTGCAGTTGGTCCGGAAATCAAAGAAGTTGGGTTCTTGTAATTGTCACCGAGAACCCGAGACGAATCCTTTACCAGCTGCTTTGGAAGTGGGGTTTTCTTGGGGTTAAAAGAAGGTGGGTATCCAGAAGAAGATGCACGGTCTGACATGCTCTGGAAAATGCATACAGATATGTTTATGGGGGATGGTGGATTCTCACAAAGAGAGGCTTGGCAAAAAGTGTGGAAACTTTTTGTTGTGGAACTTTTGGTTTCGATTGTGTTATGTTGGTTGGTTTGGTTACTTAAAACTTGGAAAGTTCGGTGGTTTTAAGTTTAATATTTTTGAAATAATCTTAGGTAGGATAGCCCTAGCAAAAGATTAC